GCTACATTGGCAAAGACAATCCTTACCTGGACAAGACTGACCTTGTGCCGGAAGATCCTCTGAAGACCTTGCCACCCCGAGACTCAGGTTTGCCACCCATCACAGAAGTACAGAATCAGTTCTTTACAGCATTCGTGCCACACTCGGACTCTGAGTATCACGCACAGGGTCGCAAGATGCACTGCGTATTCAAGAAGTACAAGAATGGTGTGATCACCTATGAAGTGATTGGTCCTATCGAGCCACGCCCGTTTGGTGAAAAGATTGACAAGTGGGGCAAGGTTCGTCCTGAGATCATTCGCTGGGTAGATCCACGCACAGGTGAACAGATTGTACAGCGTTCAGATGGATCATTCACACCCATTGGTCGTAGATTGCGGGCTATGATGCAAACGATGAGATACAACAGAACCAACCAATGGATCAAGTTCATTGATAGAGACTTTATCAGTCTTGACCGTAAGGCCGCTATCAATCCTTGGGACCTAGATGAGTAATCCCCCAAGCCAGGTGCGTGATGGTATGATACACAACGCTGTGGAAACACGGCGAGTGGATGACACCAAGATCCTACAAAAGGTAAATGCTGTGAACCGTGAAGCGTTTACCCTACGCTTTCCCGGTCAGGTAGAACACCATATGAGACTGATCTCTGAGCGACTTCAGCATTGTCTAATGAAGCCCTTGGGCACTGAACTTGCTGATCCAGATACCTGGCCAGCCACAGCGGAAGAGATTCTAAACCTCTCAATGGCTCTAAAGAATCTAAACGAAGTGCGTAGAGACTGGCCCATCAATGATTGACAATACCATTCTGATGCGTCGAGCATTGAGATGGGCTGTGGATCGCAATGACCTAACCATTCCTGCTCTCAAACTCATAGATGGTCAGCGACTTGCTATGCTACAGGACTTGGCCATAACGGTAGCGGATGATATGCGGTTCAATCAGTTAAAATACTTTAGACCGTTTGAGCATCAACTGGCGTTCTTTCGCACAGGCACAGACCGTAGAGGCATCCTGGCAGCCAATCGTATTGGTAAGACCGTGAGCACCTGTTATGAAACGGCCTATCATCTAACTGGTCAATACCCTGAATGGTGGACAGGCCGCAGATTCGATCGACCCATCACAGCAATGGTAGCCGGTGAGGGCTGGAGTCAGGTGGCTCTGGTGCTACAGAATGAACTGCTGGGCACTCCAGATGTCAAACTCAGAGACAGCCTAGGTACAGGAGCCATACCCCGAGCGTGTGTTGTTCTGGATACTATGCGTTCGGACGGTGCCAACTGCATCGGTGTGGAGATCCGGCATATCACTGGTGGCAAGAGTTATTTGCTGTTTGCCAACTACACACAAGAGGTTCGCCAACTACAAGGATTCAAACTGAATCTTGCTGTGTTTGATGAGCAGCCACCAGATGACTTCTTTAGTGAGATAGTGACTCGTACTGCCACCACACAAGGTATGGTGCTGTGTTCATTTACTCCGCTGAAAGGACTAAACGGATTAGTATCTAAGTTCTGGAACCGGGAAGAGGGCTACGACTATGTGCGTGTGGCCTGGGATGATGTGCCTGAATACGATCCCTGGGGCGAACCATTCCTCTTACACGAAACACGACGCCAACTGGAACGAGACTATCTCCCACACGAGCGTGAAGCCAGGATGCAGGGCAAGCCCATTATGGGTAAGGGTGCTGTGTTCCAGATCCGTGAATGGCCCACCTACAAGCCGTCAGAGATTGACTTCCGTAGCCTGCCCAACATACAGCGTGTGATCGCACTGGACCTGGGCTTGGTCAATGACAAGACCGTTATCAGTTTGATGTACTGGGATCCATACGAAAGGTCAGCCTGGCTACACAAACAGATTGTGGTTCAGGGAGTGGAAGAAGCAGTGCCCACACAATACATCAACCATCTATTGAGACCTGAAGTGTTTGGCACACCCATAGTGCTGCCAGCAGACGCCAACACACAAGGACGCTACACAATGAGTTCATCCAGCATACGAGAACTATTCGAATCATATGAACTCAATGTGTATGGCAAGTCCATAATGAATCCCGCTGACTCAGAAGGCCGTGTGACCAACCACAAGAGTTATGGCATCAATCAGATGCGACAGATGTTGGAAGTGGGCAGCCTACAGGTGAACGAGAACTGCGTAGACTTCTTGAGAGAAGCACAGAACTACTATGTGGATCAACAGGGCAGATTCTCGGACCCAGATGATTGTATTGATTCAGCGAGATATGCCATCCTTGCTTGCTTACAAGGCATAGCAGAACCCTGGGATGGACGATCATCCCAACAGCGAATGGCAGCACAAAGAGATCGCTATGTCAAGCGAGATGAAAGTTCAAAGCCAGCCTGGAAACGCTCTTACTCACCAGAAAGAAATGACAACTCGACTACCCACATGGTCAACATACAAGTTCTTGCCATTAGAAGAACGCGAACGCATACACATACAATGGTGTCGGCAACACCATAAAGACCCCAACTCTGAGCAGGATGTGGATGAGTTCTTTGATGAAATAGACGCAGTGCCAGAACCTGATCCCAACGCACCCCCACCCCCTTACACAGGCAAGCCCCGTGGACGACCTAGAAAGAATCCAGAATGACACTAACAGAAACTTATGAAAACTTACTAACTGAACTTGGCATTGAGCCAGGTGGTGAAATGGTCTATCGCTTCTGCGACAAAGGCCATAACCACACCTACTTGCCGTTCTATCAACGCTACTTCCAACCATACAAGGCCGCTGCCTCTATCATTGAGATTGGCGTGATGTCAGGTGGCAGCCTATTACTATGGCAACGCTGGTTTGACTCAGTTGATTCAGTTGGCATTGACCTGCGTGAGGGGTACAATGAAACCTTTGCGTGGCAAGGAGAGATCCAGGCACAGCACCATTGGTCAACCGACACCACCCTGGCCAACGCAGTACCAGAACTGCTGCCTGTGGATTTTGTAATAGATGATGGCAACCACACACTAGAGGGTCAGTGGAGCACATTCCAGAACTACTGGCAGTTTGTCAACCCTAATGGCACATACTTCATTGAGGACATTGAGTCTGAATCCAACGCCCTGGAACTTCAAAAGAGAATAGAGGATTTAGAAGGTGCTCACACCACAATAGAACACTATCGCGGCCGTGTGAATGAACGAGCCGATGACCGTATCCTAGCAATCACAAGGAAGATTTCGTGAAAAACTATATTGTATGGACCAACTGCCGCATAGAACAACGCGGTGCTCAGTTTGGCATTGCTCCGGCAGCAGACCCCGAAGTCACAGCAGCCTATGACGAAATGTTTAGAACCAGTGTGGCGTCAGCACAGGCCAACATTCGTGGTAGTTGGACGGGCATTGTGTTTGATGAGCCCTGCCAAAGTCGTGTGGATATGTTCAAAAAGAACTGGCAGAAAATATACGACCTCTGGCACTCAGAACCTTGTAATATCCTGTATCTTGACTCTGATACCATTGTGGTCAAGCCCGTGGAAATCTTTGGTAGGTTCCCAGACTTTAGATTATTCAACTGGACTGAGCCTGCCCGCAACAATCAGTTTGCCAACTACTTCAATGCTGCCGTACGCTACTATCCAGCACATATGACACCAGAAACCTGGGCAGTGGGAGAGAAACTGGCTGAGAACTGGAACCTGGACATATGGGATCAGGAGCAGTTGATATTCAATGAGATGTTGTGGAGCCAGCCTATCTCGTGGGAAGACGCACACCATCCTGAACTGAACTGGCAAGCCGCCACAGGCAAAGGTCTTGCTGAACTCAACACACACAGCGGCTTCAACACATTCCCCTTGGGACACGCACGAATCATACACTATCACGGATCACGAGATCACATTCGCGGACAGATGTTGGCTCGTGGTCTGGCAGCAGCCGCTGGCATCGCAGTTTCCCCGTGATTACCGCAGGATTTAGTGAACCCGCTAAATACTTGATCAAAAGGAAATCCCAATGCTGGATATTAAAAATATACCCATCGATCGCATCAATCAGAACCGGAAGCAGAATGCCAGTTTCGTTCGTATGAAGAATCAGATGGATGTGAAGATGGCTAGTTATCTACGCTATCTAGGAACCAAGAACGCTGTGAATCGTGCTGTGGATTATCACTATCTAGTGTTGGGAGTCACCAACTCCACAGCACCCGTAAACGGCATAGATTATATACATCCCACGGTCAAGCCAGCAGTAGATTATGCCACAGCAGTTATCACCAAAGGCCTAACACCCAACTCAGAAGTGAACTTTGAGTTCGTTGCTGATTCAGAAGAAGACGAGGATGCCGCACGACAGGCCACCGAGATGGTGAGCAAGGTTGTAAACCAGATGAACGATCCACACTTTATGATGGAACGCTGGGTGATGGACGCCGCGATGCACAAAAACGGTATGATGATGATCAAGCCTATTCGTGAGCCCATTGTGCGTTATGTAGAAACATCAGGCACCTTGGATCAACTGCGAGCATTCGAACAACAAGCAGGTGAATCTGGACTCACAGCACTACGCCAAAGCCGTCGCAAAACAAACATTGAGATGGACAAGGTACAGGCAGAAGTACAACAACTCCTGGGCGACGAAAAACAAGAACATATTCGTGGTGTGCTGGAGTCTCGCATTAGTGATATGAGCACCCTGGAAGATCTTGACCCTGAAGCAATGGCAGCCGAGCAGGCTGAGTTCCAGCAAGGTGTTGTGGGAACCGAGGAAGATGTGTTAAATGACGCCATCACTCGCAACACCATCTACACTGCCAAGTACAAACTCACAGGCTACACCATCAACATCAAGTTTCATCCCATCAGTCAGCACTACTGGATCTGTGATCCCACCGTGCCCGAAATGAAGGACCAACCTTTCTGTGGCTACTACGATCCAATGACCATTCAAGAAGCAACAGAACTATATCCAGGCATCAATCTGGAAGAGTTCGAACGCTATGCCGAATACAATATGAATGGTGCGTACCAAGCAGGCTCAGTGCTGAACAACTTGGCCATCCACGCCAGAGACTCTGTGCCTATTATGGGCATCCCAGTATCCAGTGCCGCAAGTGCTGATCCAGACTCAAGACAAGTATCAATCGTGACCGTGTGGAATAGATTTGACATTGATGATGATGGTGAACTAGAACTGGTAGAACTGATTTATTCAGGCTCTTATATCATAAGTGCCCGTGAAGTAGAGTTTATCCCTGTGGCCAATATGTGTCCCAAACCGCTACCAGGCAACTTCTACGGAATGAGCATAGGTGAGAGCGTGATCCCGATGCAGGAGTACGCAACTTCCGCAGCCAGAGCCGAGATACAACTGGGCTTGCTCACAGCAACACCACGACTGGGTGTGAAACCAGACAAACTAGACTTCGAAATGCTACAGGATGGCGAAGCCGCTATCTTTATCCTGGACTCCAAGTTTGATCCTGCTACCGATGTGTATCAGATACCACCACCAAGTGGCAACTTGCAGTTCCTGGAAGTGGCAATGAACCGTATTCAACAGGACACAATGA